GATGCTAGTGTCTGTGTTGACATATTTAAATCCTTGAACTAACTTCTGTAAGAGTTAATGTAACGGACGACCAGAAATTATCATTTCCTGTTCCCGCTACAAGTTCACGTGCAGATAACTCAGACAGTACGGATACACCAGGTGAAGCACTTTGTGTATATTTATCATAAACAAAAGTAATTGCCGCCAAACCATTAACAATAGCTTCCAATGCCTCATATGTCGATTTATTCATCACTTCATAAAACAATACATATCGATATTTTCTTGCCATTACTTCTTGTCTGGTTTTACCACCCAATGTAGTGTGGATAGATTGAACCCATACAGGTTCTACCTTACTACCCCTACTTGGATGAGGAATTGTTGCTCCTCCTAATGTTGGCCTGTTTATTTGAGTACTCATATTGCTCTTCCAGTCCTTTCACCTTCGGTATTTTGAACTTGTTGCAACATTCGAGAAAAGGCTCTCACCTCTCCTTTACTGGCAATCATCATACCGGGTTGTAAATTAATAATTGTTTGATTACTTAATCCACCTTCTCGTGGTGTAGGTTTGGCTAATGCAGGTGCCGCTACTCCTGATGCATATCCCTCTGTTCCTGCAGTTACCCCAGTATTAATAACGGGGTGATTTGCTGAAACGCCTGTAATTGCTTCTCCTATTTGTTCAACTGCTCCCTCAATTTGTGGTAAATTCCTAACAATTCCCTGTGCCAATGTTTTTATCATGTTTGGCATCCATTTATCACCCTCACTCATTGGGCCTTCTTTTGGTGGTGAAAACCAACCTAAGAATGATTTAAAAACATTAGCTACCCAACTGGCTGCATTTTTAATAGAATCCCATGCATCATAAATACCAGCAGCAAGATGTTCTCCTATTGATTTACCCCAATCTTTAAATTGTTGCCATCTATCATTTAAAGCAGATGCTATTCCTCCAAGAATATTTAATGCAGAATCTTTTATTTGCCACCAAGCATCACCAATACCACTTGCTAATTGTTGTCCAGTTGTTTTTCCCCAACCTTTTATCTGTTCCCACATTTCATTTAATCCAGAACTAATACCACCAACGATATTTTTGGCGGCATCTTTCATATTATCCCAAGCACCATAAATGCCAGAAGCAATATTTCCTCCAACATTTTTACCCCATTCTTTAATCTCCCCCCATTTTTCATTTAATCCTTCTGTCACACCATAAACAACATTGGCAGCATTTTTAAACCAATCTTTAGTACTACTAATACCTGAAGCAATTTTTTCTCCTATCCATACCCCTGCATTTTTTAAAGATGGCCCTATTGATTCCAAACTAGTTGAAATAGTGTTATAAATTTGTGTTCCCAAATCACCGACAGCAAAAATTGCTCCTAAAATTGTTTGTCCGATTTGTCCCCAATTTATACCAGAAACAAAATTTGTAATATCATTTTTAACCTTTTCCCAATCTATATTAAAGACATCGGTTAAAAGGAGAAATAATCCATAAGGTGGAAATAGTAAACCTAAAATAGTTTTACCTACTAGACTCCAATCTATTTTTCCAACAAAATCAGCAACATCATTTTTTACTTTTTCCCAGTCAATGTTAAATACTTCGGTAAGAAGTAAAAAAATTCCATAAGGAGGAAATAATAATCCTAAAATAGTTTTTCCTATCAAACTCCAATCTATTGATTCAATGGTAGTTTTCCATGCCGTTTTAATTCCTTCCCATTCAATATTATCGAAAAGAGCTTTAAGTTGAGCGGGTGTATTTTTAAATGCCTCAACCCACCAATTCATTAAGTTAAACTCTTGTATTTCTCCAGGTTCTTCTTTGAATGCCTCTGATCTTGCATTACCTATGTCTTCATATCCCTGTGTTACTTCTTGCAACTGTTTAATTAAATCATCATATCCTGCACCAGCAGCAATACCTGCAAATTCGGTTCCTCCAGTCATTGCTTGTGCAGCTTTTAGTCTTTCTTGTTCCAGTTTTAATCTTTGTTCATTAATTCCCTGTTCAGATTCCAGTAGTTTTCTGGTAGTATCCAATGCATTTTCAGCAATTTTTAACCGATTTTCAAAAATATCAATTTCTTTGTTATATTTCTCGCTAAGAGCATCTCTTTCTTTTTCTAATGCACCGATGATTTCATCTCTGGCGTCTTTCAAGTCAGCAACCCTATAACGATGCTCGTCAATCTCCTCTTCCAATAAATCAGATTGTTCTCGATATATATCCCTAAAATCATCTAACGCCCTTTTAGCGTCATCTAATGAGTCCTCTGCTGTCTTTAATTGTTCTTCGTATATTTTCTCTTGTTGTTTGGCATTATATTCAGCGGTTTTAATTTGTTTATTGATATCTTTAACTTGATCTTTCTGTAAATCCAATTTTTCTTCCAATATATCCTCTTCTGCCTTATATAGTTTTTTGGTTGTAATATAATTACCATAAGCCAAGTCAACCTGATCTCCTGCTTGGGAAGTTCTTGATTTAGCAGCTCTCCATTCGGCATCCCATTCGTCTTTTCCTAATGCTTCTTCTTTTTTAAGTTGATTTCTAGCTGATTCCAAATTCATTCGAGCATAGTCGAGCATTCCCTCGGCCATATCGACTTCATCTTTTCTCAAATCTCTTAAATCATCCAATGTCGCCCTAGTTTCATCAGCATTTTCTTGTAATGCGTCCCGTTGTTCTTTTAAATTATCAATAAATAAGTCATTACTTTCTTTAATGACTTCTAGTCTATCTTTGGCAATCGTTTTTTCATCTTCTGCATTATCAACAACCGTCTGATATGTTTTTAATTGTGATTTATATAGTTTTTCAAGAACTCTTTTGCGTTTTTGTAAAAGTTTGATTGCTTTTTCCTCTGAATCGATTTGATCGCCATAAATCTTTTTTCTCTCATCAATTGCTTTTTTAATAACATCGGTTTCCTTTTTCAACGCATCTTTTCTTCGTTTGATTTCTTCATTTATACTATCGATTGTTTCCTCGATTGCTTCGACTTTTAGTGCTGCTACTATTTCTTTAGCTAATGATTCCATTCTTACTTTTCCAACTAAACTTTCTATTTCTTTTCTTGTTTCAACACTAATTTCACCAAATCTTTTAACCTCATAAATTGCTTTGGCAATTGCCCTTCTGGCTTCTAATGTACTGTTATAGATGGATTCTGCTGTCATTTCTCCCTGTTTTTCCAAAATTTGATAGTAAGATTCAACAATTCTCATGGTATCGTCTAAAATGCCGAAATCTGCCTCTCTAAATCCATATAAGAATGATTCCATTATCTTGTCACCCCATTTACTGGCCAAAAGATTCATTGCACTAAATGCTTTTGCCATATTTTCTACACCATCTTGTTTAAAAGATTCTCCCATCTTTTCAAGAGAATCTGAAACTTTTTTCTGAGCATTAGATATTCTTTCTTGAAATGCCGTTATTCCCAATGCTCCTTTAATTTTTTCAGTGATGTTAAATAGTTTGTTTAGTGCATCGTAAATTTTATGAATTACATACGTTATTGCTATAGCTATTAAAATGAACTTTGCAAAAGGCGCTATGATAGCCAAAACGCTTTTACCAACCAAACCCATTGCTAGTTTTAGTCCACCGAAAGCTGCCCCCACTGCTTTAATAGAATTTATTAATGCAGTAATGGTGGTGAAGAACCCGACAAATATTGAAAGTAATGTATTAAAAGCTAAAATAAGAGGGCCGGTGACGGCCAATAATACACCGATTCCAATTGCCAATTTTTTTACCCAACCTGGCAATGCTATCCATATTGCGGCTAACTGCATTATCTTTTGGGTGGCAGTTTCCAAAAACTTTCTCATGATAGGTGCTAAATCATCACCGATTACTTTGGTAACTTCTTGTAGAGAATTTTTAAATATCTTAAATTGAGATGCCAGAGTATCTGCTGTAATTTCATAATCTTTTGTTAATTCTATCCCTTCTTTAAATGCTTCATTTGATTCTTCTTGTCGTAGTAAAAATTCATCATATTGACTCATTAATGCTCTGAATGCTTTTGCACCCGTAGCACCAAATATTTCAAGAACGGCTTGGTTTTTATCTATTTGATCTGCACTTATTTGTAATCCTTCGATATATGTTTTTAATGTGGCAACCACATCTTTACTTATCATGTCCTCTAACGATTTTTCTGTAATGCCCATTTGGGCTGCTAGTTTAGGTAAATTTCGACTCATATTGTCGAACATTGTATTAAGTTGTGTTCCTGCACGAGAGGCAGTTCCAGTAACAGGGATAATTGCCGCCAGTAATGCAGCCAAATCTTCAAATCCAACATTTAAAACAGTTGCTGCGGGAATTGCTCTTAATATGGCCGATACGAAATCATCCATCCCACCACGAGCCTCTTTTGCCATTTTTCTGATTACCGAACCTACTCTTTCCACATCTTCTTCAGCAATACCAAAAGCTTTAGAAACAGCCACCAATGCTTCGGCAGCATCTTTAAGTCCCAATTCTTTTGAAATAGTTACCAATTTACCAATAGCTATTGTATATCTTTCAAGATTTTTGACACTAACACCCGCTTCTCCTGCAGTAATAGCAATTTCTTGAAGTTCTTTAACAGTGAGTGGCATTACTAATGCCAGTTCACGAAGGTCTTTGGTAAAGTTTTCTGCTCCTTTGGCAGATAAATCAGTAGATGCTTGTAATTGCTTTGTTCCTGTTTCCCAGTCAGCAAAAGTTTTAATTGATACCGTAGCAAGCGCACCAAGTGGTACTGTAAATGCTTGAGTCATAGCCAATCCCGCTTGTCGAAGTCCCATTGTCATAATCCAGAGTTGAGAAGAAACGGCCTTTAAAGATGCAGCGAGACTTTGTGTTTGTACTGTTGCAGCAATTTCTGCTGTTGCCAAATCTGTGATACCTTTTTCGGCTGTTTTAGCAGCCTTACCTTGATTTACAAGTCCTTGTTTTATTTCATCCAAACTTTCATGATAAACCCTTGCAGATTTATTGACAGCCTTATTACCTTTCATCAACCCCGCTAACATGTGGGAATTGAAATTTTCTAGATTTATCCCTTCCTTTTTTGCATCACTGACAAAATTGCGGAGTGCTGTTGACGATTTTTTAACCGCATTTTGCCAAGAAGTAGCATCTCCCTGTATCGATATTAATATTTCACCTAATGTTGCCATAACTATATTTTACCTTTTTTTATATTAGGCGTCAGGACGATATACTACTTGTTGCAATTTATCGGGTAATTGTTCAACTCCGCTTGAACTTTCTTTTTCAACAACATCCTCTTTAATAGGAGGAAATGGTATAGGTAGATCTTTCCATTTTCTAGCCGCTTTTTTATCAGCATGTAACATAAAGTTAAAACGCATTTCTGCGTTTCTTTCTTCAGCTGTAAAGTTGGCAGCTATTACTACATATCCCCAAAATTCTTCCCAATATAGATGGTTTAGAGAATAATCTCTTGTCCATCCATATCGAGAAGCGAGGACATCTATACACCATGTGATGAAATCAATTTTTGGTAATCGATTTATTCCTTGCGAGCCCCTAACTTCTCTATAGGGGCTACGGAGTTTTTTAGGTTCTCCATCACATTGTTTAAATCAAGACACACACCAAAAGCTTTACTTATTTCTTCTGGATATGCTTTTTCAAGAATTTCTTTTTCTTCTATTTCAGCACAACAAGCAACAAACCCTGCTACTTGTTGTGGAAATGTCTCAATCATCCCAACTAAATTACTTATATCTATGTCCTTCATGTCTGGACTTTTCTTGCCAGCTTGAGTGGGTGCTATTTTAGAAGCATCCCTAAACATACTAGCAATAATTTTTTGAGCTCCATAGAATTTACCTGCTCTTAATTTATTAATGGTAAATTCTTTACCACCAATAAAAATAATAGCAGTAGTCTTTATTTTTTCTTCAGACATATTGCCTTTTTCTTAAACTACTAATAAGTAGCTTTTGACGTTATACCTTGTTTTGTCTTATTTGGAACAGCTGTTTTCCGCTGCTGTGGTCTGTATCTGCATAAGCAGTAAAGGTGACACCAAAAGCAGTCGGATTCTCTCTCTCAAAGTTAGCTTCAAAACCACCCGAAACACATCTAAAGAATGTCCAGGTGTTTAGATAACCTGTATCGTTATCTGAAATTTCGAGTTCTAAGACTGTATAAGAAATCGTATTGATTCCTCCAACACCAAGCCAGTAAGCAACTCCACTTTCATCTTCAGACGAAGCAAAGTCTGCCAAAACCAACTTAAGGTTTTCAGCCGTAGATTCTAACATTGAGAATTCAACAGTAGCTGTTTCGCCAGTGATAGCAACATCAACAGGTGGAGTAGACTGATCACAGAAGATATCAGAAGTATCGAGAGAGTATGTAACAGTGACTCCTCCAGTAGTACATCCGACATCAGTTCCCGCAGGGCTTACATCATACCAATCCGCACTAGACGGATCAGTGATAACGGTTCCCCCGACTCTGACAGTAGCTCCTTTGACGTTTATGTTTGTAGCAGTTATAGCCATGAATGAATCCTTTCATAATGATTAAAAATCTGACACTAACACTTAATCTTTATCTATTACTTGATCTATCTGCTTCTATCTCTAAATTCCAATCGATTTTAGACATATATAAAGCAGTAGGATTTCTCCTTGCACAACCTTTACCTTTCAAAGAAATTATACCAGGGTAGTCTTTTTCATTTACCTTAGTTGGTACGGGCATCTTATATTTGTCTTTAAAAAACTCATATTTTTTACCCGTAACTATACCTTTGACTGATGCCTTATCGGCAGTTCCAAGATATACAACTTCTCTGTATTTTACTCTAGATTTAATAATTTTTCTAGTAACTCTTACCGTTTTTTCGATTTTTACTTCTTTAAACACAGATTTAGTGGCTTCATGTGTTTTAAGATGTAATTTATAAAATCGTTTTGATTTATATACTTTGCCACAATAAGGACATTCTTTTTGCCATTTCATGTTATTTTTCCTCTTTTAAGTGTTGTCTGATAACAATACAAAGTTTATCTAAGCCAATTTTTTGATGCCCGATTATATCTCTCCAGGTATCTCTAATTTTGGCTTTAGCAAATTCTTTAAAATCATCAGGTAATTCTCTGTTTTCTATTTCTTTACATAATTGTGCCTCTAGTTTTCTTAATTCTCCCCAAAGATCGCCTGATAAATCCTTTAATGCCTCAAAGGCTTCGGGATCTTCAATCTTAGTCCATCTTTTCCACTTAGCTTCTAATTCTAAAAGGTAAGAGGGTTTTTTGATTAATTGCCCTCCTGGACTATGCTTTACTTCTACTTTTGTAGTCATATTATAATAACCTCCTTGCTATTACTGTGGGCTATCTATTAGCCCATCTAACATTATATCTAACTTGTGTAATCCAAATTAATGTATCGGGATCTTTAATTGGTTCTAACAAATTATCCCTAAAACAACTATAGCAAATTATTTTACTAGTGTCTAAAGTTGTTTGTCCATGTAAAAGTTCTTTTATCCTCGATTCTATGTTGTCTGATTCTTCTGTTTTAGGACTTCTACTAAATATTGTGATACGAAAAAAACTCCCAGTTACTTGTCCGCTACTTATTGTTGGGTTAAAAATATTATCTCTATCAGAAAGAATAGAATAAGTAATACAGGGATATTTGGCGTCTGAGGGCGGTTGTCTATGAAAAATTCTACCAGTACTTCCTAATAATCCTTGTAATGTAGAATCATCGTTTAGTTTGGCAAATATTGCCTCTTTGAGAAAATATATATTTTTTGAATAAGTTGGCATATTAATAGGCTCCTACTCCTCGCATTCCTGCGAATCCTTTAGTAAATTGTTTTGTTTTTCCATGTCTTGTTCTTTGATTTGCAGTTCTTTCAAATTTAGTTAATGCAATTTTTACTGTCTTTGTTATGTTATCAGACATTTTGGGGGCAACTTCAGCATATGCACCCTCTAAATAATGATAACCTTCCCACCAATCTTTACTTGTGGATTTATAATGTCCGATTTCTACCCATTCGGCATAAGGTGCAACTCTCATATCGGGGCCGACAGAAATACTAAGAGATTCTCTCGTTTCAGGTTTGAAACTTGTTCCAGTTTCATAACCATAAGATATTTCCCCCCCTATATATAAATTAATAGATTCTTGTAATTTACCCGTCCAGTATTTTTTACCTGTTTCTTGTTGAGATCTATTTTCTAAAATTTCTTTTGCTTTATCTCTTATTTCTTTACCATGTTCTACCAAATCTGCTTTAAAATTGTGTTCAACAACAAAACCCACATCATTAAGATTTTTTATCATTGCATCTACGCTTTTTAAAGAAAGTCCGATTTTCATGTTATTTGAGCCTTTGATGTCAATGTTTTAAATTTAGCAGTATCAAAATATCCTGTTGTATTCTTAAGATTCAATTTAATGTGATGACTGTCGGTTATTGTTCTGTTTCCTGCTTGTAAAACTTCAATGCCTAAAACAATGTAATATTCGCCTGTTTCTTCATCTAATACGATATCGCCTGGCTTAATTTGTCTGGTAACATCATTTTCAACTCTGTTGATGTAAGCGGCGTGTGTTTGATAATTAATTTTACCTTGAAGATTGTATTCCACTTCAGATTTTTGTGGTTGAATATTAGCCGCCACTGAGAAATATGCTGTTTCTGTGGTGAGATCTTGATCCCCCACAGAATTAATTGTTCCCGTATCTCGAAATATATCAATTGTGGTATTCAAGAATCGTGACGGAATGTTATGAATACTCATATTAAAAACTCCTTTAATTGTTCTTTATTATTATTTCTTTTACCATATTTCTTGTGAAATTTATTATGACATTTTTTACAAAATGTTATTCCATTACTAATGGCTGTTCGTAATTCTGGATAATCAGCAAAGTTGTTAATATGATGTGATCTCAAATATTTGTTTCCTTTTAAACATTTTTGACAAGTATATCTGTCTCTGGCAAATACTGATTCTCTCCAAAGTCGATATTCAATACTTTTTCTTATTTTTTCACTTTCAGTAGTGATTCCGCATCTCCAATTCCAGTGATTGTTCCCACTATTTATTCTTGTAATATCTTTATCTTTACAAGCTCTTGAACAATATTTACCTCTACCATATTTTATTTTTGATTTTTTAACTTCAAATTCTTTTCCGCAAATTAGGCATTTACATTTAACCCTATTTTTTTTAGGTCTAAGTTCTAAATTTTTCCAACCCTTAGATATTCTTTTAAGAATTTCTTTTTTTTCTTTTTCAGGTTTGTTTGTCCAATGCCATTTTGGTATCATATTTATATTATATAATACTATGGGATATCAGCCGAGTGGTCCCACAAAGCCTCCTCTACGGAAAGGTTGGCAATATGGTCTTAACAGTTTAACTATTGTTTGAGCCCCTCTAAGCCCTATTTCACTTATTGCGTCTTGTTCGCCTTTAGTCGTTGCGTAAGCCTCAGTTATATCTTGAATGGTAAATCGGGTTAATTGTTTATCATCACCTTTAGTTTGCTTATAAAGTTGTTCTACAATCATTGTGGCTGCTTGTTTAACTCTATCAGGAACAGTTACATAACCAGCAGTATAAACCACCGTAGCTACTGGGATTATTTGTGTTGCTGATGGGTCAAAGATACAAATTCTTAAAGTTGGTACAGCAATATCTGAAAAATATTCTAAATAAGAAGCCTCTTCATTTTTCCTAATATAATCAACATCTAAATCAAGCGTATTAGTTGGCCCTTGCATTAATTGAACGCTGGTTAAACTAACAAGAGGTCGGTGTCTAAGTTGGATATGAACTCCATTATGAACCTTGTCTAAAACACATCTAATTTTCTCGGTATAAATAGCATAGTTAATAGAATCTCCAAAATAAGCATCCATAATATCAGTGCTTCTATCAATGTATTTTTGTAAAACAGCATCAGTTGGTTTAGTAGCAGTAATTTCTTCATAAATTGCTTTATCTCTCACTTCTTCGGGAACTATGTATCCATATCTAAGAGTAGAAACTACCTCAAATTCTTGAGTATGTTCGTAGGTTGCTGTTCCGATAACGAAGTGCCAAATAGCAGTATAAATTCCTAAAACACTTGTATAAGCAGAAGCCATCGTATAATAATATCTTCCTGTGGTGCTTCCCTTGATGACAGTTTGATTTGTTAAGATTATATTCCCATTTGGGTCTCTGATTTCCCTAATAGTTATGGAAGTCGGGTCAGTTAAGACATTATTATAAAAAACATCTATTTCAATGGAATCTGATGTTGATTTAAGTATCTGATCTAGCATTTTATTTCCTTTTAATTTTATTATACACTAATTTTTATCAATTTATTAAAAATTCTTTAAGTTGTTCTATTTTATTTAATCCTAGCTTTAGCAATTAACCATTTAATTCTATTTCTTCTACTTGGTTCTAAGATATTAACCACTGTAACCTTATTATATGTTATTTCTCTAGTAATTTCTTTTACATAAGTAAGTTCTTTGACAAGTCTTTGATCTCTTACCTTATCGATTATATCTACAACTCTCCAGGTAACTATTCTAC